TAGAACCGCAAGACGTGTAACATGGGTGTACCTAATAGTAATCCAACTTATCTATCAGCTGTAACCAGCGAATTTGGTGGTGGTGGTTCTATGAGAGCTGCAGCAGCTGCGGCAGGTTTATCCGCACCTGATGGATTAGCAGAGTTTAAAGGATTATCTGCAACAACAGATATATCTACAACAAACTATGTTGTGATTAATTCTAGTAATAATTCAACTTATTCAACTAGAGATATGGTAGCAGGTATTGCTTTCTTACAAGTTCAATTAGACCTAAGATTAAGAAGGCAAGACAACTATGTTTACTATGAGGTAAAAGAAACAAATTCTGCTCCTATTAGTCTTTACTATCCAGTAGGCGGTGGGTCAAGCTCATTAAGTACTTCTTATGTAACAATGGGAAGATTTGATTTAGGTGGAGTTACAGCTATAAAAATGAATTGGTCTGAAACATCTACGCCAGCTGGTAGTTCAGGAAATATTATTGGATCAACTGCAGTTGGTACTTATGCGGCAAGTGATAATAGTTGGCAAACAATAAGTAATGGACAATCAATTGGTGCTAGAATGACAGCTTTCGCAACTGCAGAATGTTATCAAACCACAACCTCAACATGTACAGTTACAATGGACGTATCAGCAAGAAAAACAGGATATAATGATACTACACTTGGAACATATAGACATAAGCTTAGGGCTTATGCAGAATCTAACGCTTGCTTCTAATGAAATTTTATACAGATACAACATATACAATCGAAAGAAACGGAGCAGGTGAATCTACTTCTATTACCTGGACATTTAAAGATTATAATAATTACGAAATTCAAAAGGTGGAAAAAGTAGTTGATGCCGAAGGAACGAAAGAGATGATTGATTGGCCGGTTTTAAGTGAAGATGATTTAGTTGCAACAAGAAGCGCCACATATAACATACCAGAAGCCGATAGAACAACTTTAGCTCACGGTGAAACACATCCACATAATCATAATAATGAAATTGCATTCCAGGAAAAATATAAGAAATGGTGGAATGATTGGGAATTAAGTTTGTAATTGTTATAAATAGAATGATATAAAGGAAAATTAAAATGGCAAAACCAAATAGTAGAGCAACATTAATCACATATTGCAAACGAGCACTTGGACATCCTGTCATAGAAATAAACGTGGACGATGACCAAGTAGATGATAGAGTTGATGAAGCTTTACAATTTTATCAGGAATATCATCAAGATGCAGTTGAGAAAGTATATCTTAAGCATTTAGTTACTCCTACAGATCAAGCTAATGGCTATATTGCAGTGCCAGATTTAGTTACAAATGTAGTTAGAGTAATGCCACTTAGAGATAATTCAGGTTCAACCCAAGTAAATATGTTTGATGTAAAATATCAAATGTTTTTAAATGACATATATTCATTAGGATTCTTAGGAACAATGGTTGATTATAAAATGACAATGAACCATTTAGCATTATTAGATATGCTTATAGACCCAGATGACAAACACATAGATTTTAATAGACATAGAAATACTTTAAGAATTGATATGGATTGGAAGGGTGAAACAGATTCTGTTGAACCACAAACAGTTACAGTTACAGTGGTTGGGGGTAAGTTCTTATTTGATGGAAATGAAACATTAGATATATCAAAAGGAATAACATATACATTTAACAATGCAGCTCAAGGAGCTCATCCATTAAAATTCTCAGAAACATTAGATGGAACACATGGCGGTGGAACAGAATATAGTACAGGAATTTCAGTAAATGGAAACGCTATTACATTTGTAGTTCCAGAAGACGCACCAGACACATTATATTCTTATTGTGCTAATCATTCTAATATGGGAAGAGAACATAAATTAGCAATCAATTCAACATACCTAGTATTAGAATGTTATAGAATAATAGATCCAAATACATATACAGATGTATATAATGATTATTATTTAAAACGTTATACAACCGCATTAATCAAATTACAATGGGGAACAAACTTAATGAAGTTTGAAGGTATGCAAATGCCTGGAGGGGTTACATTTAACGGTCGGCAGATATTTGATGATGCAACACAAGAGTTAGAAAAACTTAATGAAGAAGCCAGACTCAATTGGGAAGAGCCGGTTGACTTTTATACAGGATAACACATGGCTAGAAACGTTTACTTTTCTCAAGCCGTCAAATCAGAGCAAAGCCTCTATGAAGACCTTGTAATTGAATCTCTAAAAATCTATGGTCAAGATTGCTATTATCTTCCAAGAACCATAGTTACAAGAGATGATGTATTAGGTGAAGCGTCAAATTCTAAATTTGATGATGCTTATATAATAGAAGCTTATATTGAAGGAACAGAAGGATTTGAGGGTTCAGGAGATTTATATTCTAAATTTGGTTTAGAGATAAGAGATGAAGCTACATTTATTATTTCTAAAAGACAATGGAACAAACTAATTGGTGTTTGGAATAATGAAGTAGACTATCCTGTACCAACTGAAGGTGATATTATATTCCTTCCAATGACAAACAAGTTTTTTGAAATTATGTTTGTCGAACACGAACAACCATTTTATCAATTATCTAATTTACCTGTTTATAAATTACAATGTGCTCTTTATGAGTATAATGAAGAAGACTTTGAAACAGGTGTTGAAGCAATTGATATTACACAACAAAGACTTTCTTATCAGGAAACAATTGAATATAGTACAAGTGGAGGTAATCACTACTCAGTAGGTGAAGAAGTTTCACAGGTCGTTTCAACTGGAATAACAGTTAAAGGCGAAGTACAAACCGTCACTAAAACCTCAGATACTGCAGGAACAATTACAGTATCTAATATTGGTGTTAGTGGAACAACAACAGCAACAGATTTCATCGTATCAAATACTATAGGACTAACTGGAGGCACTTCTGCAGTTACAGCTTTTATAACTAAGATATATGATATAGGTGATAATTCTGAAAACGTATTCCCATCGGATGGTGGAGCAGAGAACGTGGCATTTGAAGTAAGTGCAGATGGATTCTTAGACTTCACAGAGGCTAATCCGTTTGGTGACCCATCGGATAATTACTAATGTTTGGATCTCATTTTTATAACGCAACCCTAAGAAAAGCAGTTGCCGTATTTGGTACACTCTTTAATGATATAACTGTGGTTAGAAAAGATGGTTCTGGTGGTATACTAAGTCAAATTAGAGTTCCTTTAGCGTATGGTCCTAAACAAAAATTCTTATCACGTATAGACCAAGACACAATGTCTGATGCAAGTGTGGCAATTAAGCTTCCACGTTTATCTTTTGAGATAACAAGTTTAGATGTAGATGCTACAAAGAAAATTAAAAAAAGAGATAAGATAACAAATCCAATAGCAGATAGTTCTACTAAGAAAGAAATAATTCAAACACATGTACCATATAATATTGGTATGCAATTAAGTATTATGGCAAAAAATCAGGATGATGGATTACAAGTACTAGAACAAATATTACCTTATTTCCAACCAGAATACACTGTAAGTATTAAACCAATAGATGGTTGGACTAATTATAAACAAGATGTGCCAATTATATTAACTGGTGTAAATATTGATGACCAATATGATGGTGATTATATGGCAAGAAGAGTATTGGTATATACTCTAGACTTCCAAATGAAAATGACATTCTATTCAGGAAAATCTGAAGCTAAAGTTATTAAGTCAATTAATATAGACTTTAATGAAGATCAGAATGGCTCAAATATATTAGAAGAAATGAATTTTGCTATTGACCCTGCAACAGCGGATGAAGATGATAACTATACAGTTAACGTAACTATAACATAGGTAAATTATGAGTAAGAAAGATGCAATATCGAAAAGCCTGGAGAAGAATCTTCCCGGTACAAAAAAATCTGATTATGTTGATAAGAAAGATATAAAAGATGATTATGAATTTTCCCGTGATACCTACAAAGAACTTATTGCAGTAGGTACACAATCCATGGATTCATTAGCAGAACTCGCCCGCGAGAGCGAGCACCCGCGAGCGTTCGAAGTATTATCTAATCACCTAAAATCTATTGGTGATATAACAGATAAGCTCATGAAACTACAAAAGAGTAAAAAAGAATTAACACAAGATGATGTGAAAAAAGAAATAACTAATAACAACGTATTTGTTGGAAGTACAACAGAACTACAAAGAATGTTATTAGATAAAGATGATGTAATAGATGTCGAACCAGAGAATTAAAAATAACGAATTTGGCTATTTAGGTAATCCGTCAATTAAAAGAGACGGTGTAGTCAGTGACTTTACAAAAGCAGAGATTGTTGAATACAAAAAATGTATGGACGATCCTTGTTATTTTGCTCGTAAGTATATAAAGATTATATCTCTTGATGAGGGATTAGTTCCATTTGATCTATATCCATATCAAGAAGAAATGTTTTCACACTTTAATAAAAATAGATTTAGTGTGGTTTTAGCATGTAGACAAAGTGGTAAATCTATTAGTTCGGTCGTATACTTATTATGGTATGCGTGTTTCCACCCAGAAAAGACAATTGCTATATTGGCAAACAAAGGCGCGGTCGCGAGAGAGATGCTCGCACGTGTAACGCTCGCGCTTGAAAACTTACCATTCTTTTTACAACCCGGATGTAAAGCATTGAATAAAGGGTCTATAGAGTTCAGTAATAATTCTAAAATCATGGCAGCGGCCACCTCTGGAAGTTCTATAAGGGGTTTATCAATCAATCTACTATTCTTAGATGAGTTCGCATTCGTAGAGAATGATGCACAATTCTATACATCTACATATCCTGTAGTATCAGCTGGTAAAGATACACAGATTATAATAACATCCACAGCAAATGGTATAGGTAATGTATATCATAAAATATGGGAAGGCGCTTCAACTGGAACAAATGAATTTAAACCATTTAGAGTAGATTGGTGGGACGTACCAGGAAGAGATGAGAAATGGAAAGAAGAAACAGTAGCCAATACATCTGAATTACAGTTTGAACAAGAGTTTGGTAATACATTCCATGGACGAGGTAATACACTTATAAGTGCAAATCATTTATTAGCACAGAAAGCAATAGATCCTTTATCATTCCAAGAGAATGTTTTTATATACAAAGAACCAATAGAAGACCATGATTATATAATGTGTGTAGATGTAGCAAAGGGAAGAGGACAAGATTATAGTACATTTAATATTATAGATGTAAGTACAGAACCATTTGAACAAGTGGCTACGTTTAGAGATAATAATATCTCTCCTATGTTATTACCTGATATAGTATACAAATACGCTAAGACTTATAATGAAGCTTATGTATTAATAGAAAGTAATGATGCAGGTATTGTGGTTTGTAATGGTTTATATTATGATTTAGAATATGAAAATATGTTTGTAGAATCAGCAGTTAAGAAGAACGCAATTGGTTGTACAATGACTCGAAGAGTAAAACGTATTGGATGTTCCACAATAAAAGACTTAGTTGAGCAAAAGAAATTACTAATTAAAGATGCACAAACAATAATAGAAATGAGTACATTTGTTGCTAAAGGTAATTCATTTATGGCTATAGCACCTAACCATGATGACTTAATGATGAATTTAGTCTTATTTGGTTGGTTTACTACAACAGATATATTCCAATCTATATCAGATATAGATATGAAAAACTTATTATATAAAGAACAATTAGAAGCTATACAAGACGATTTATTACCATTTGGTATCATAAACGATGGACAAGATACTAATAAAGGAGTAGGAGATGGGGAAGGTAATGTATGGTTTGAAGAAGACACTAAGTCCACAGGACTTTGGTAATCATAAATAAAGACGAGTGAATTAAAAACCGTATTATGTTAACTTATAAACAAACCTTTTTGAGAGGATAAAGCGATGGCATTTCAAGTATCACCCGGTGTTCAGGTCAAGGAAATTGACGCGACAGCCGTAGTCCCTGCCGTTTCTACTAGTATTGGTGGATTCGCTGGGTCTTTTAATTGGGGTCCTGTTGCAGAAGTAGTTAATGTTAGTTCAGAACAAGTTCTTGCTGACACATTTGGTGCTCCAGATGATAA